CCCTGCCTGCTCTAAATCAGTCCCGTTTCGATAAAAACCTGCGGGAATATCTAATGGTACTAACGTCATTTATTTCACCATTTCCCTAGCGGACAAGAAGAGTTATCTAGCTTTGTTTTAGCTGGCATTACACAACTGCACTCACTGCACATAAACAACACAGACTTATAGGAAGGACATGCTTTACATATATCCATTCTTTGCTGGGCTTTTTCAGACGATGCTAGTATACCGAAAGCACTTTCATCTAGCACATTATCGGGGCAGGGTATCTCTACTCTCTCACCATCAATCTCTTGCCAGCATTGAACATTTAATGTGTCTTCTCCGCTCATTATGTTGATCCGTAAATTGTGCCATTATTTGTTAGTGTAGCATATGTGCCTGTAATAGCTGCACCGCCAGCGCCTGCTCCTGTGCCTGTTCCCGCTAGACCCCAGCCACCACCACTATTAGTGACGTTGCTTATAGCACTAAGAACAGAACCACCAGTACCGCCTGAGTTTGGTGATCCGACCCCGCACAGTGTATTTGTATATGAACATGTACAACCAGTTCCACTGGAGCCTGTGCCAGATGCAGAACAGCAGCCTACAGATGTTGAACCTGACCCCGCAAACGCACCTTGATCTCCACCGTAGCCTCTATTACCTGAACCACTGGCAGTACAAGAACCATAAACAATACAGCTACCACCTTCTGAACAGCCAAATGTTGCTAGTACCCCAGATAAACCCACATTGAAACTATAAGGCCCGCCTACACCTGCAGTAGATACGTTGGGTGCGGATTGACCTGCACCGCCACCGCCTTGGGATGCTGCACCACCGCCGCCACCACCTGCAATAAACGCACCAGAGTTATTTGTTATAGTTACGCTGTCAGATGTAGTAATCTCCACAGCATCGCCACCGTCTTGCCCCGCTGAACCGCCTCTACCTGTAATAGCACCACTGTTGTTAATGGTTACACCGTTAGGGAAGCTACCTGCTATGAGCATACCCGCAGTAGAGGTAGTGGTTGAATATACTGTAGTACCAGAGTTTACGTTAATAACTAAAGGTTCGTTACCATCCCAACCATCTGTTATTGCCAAGGCTCTAACATCTATGTTTGAAACATCAGATGCTAATGCAAGTGCATACTCTCTTGCTGCGCCGTACCATTCTGAAAAACGCGCCTGCGCACCAGCGCCTTTGGTTATTAAATCACGGATGTCTGCATCATTGAGGCTTACCTCAGTACCTGTAGTTCCACCCGCCTCAACGTGTATGTCATCTAGGGATATTGCACCACTGGTCTGTAGAGCCATTAGATTGTTCCATAAGCTGTGACGTTTCCGACTACTGTTAAATCACCGTTTGCTTCTAGCTTCATCTTGTTTGTGCCGCCTGTCGCAAAATAAAGAACACCAGAACTTTCTGTAATAGTCCAATCACCCAAGTCTACAGTTGTTATGTTGGCCGTTGTTATATTGGCTGTTGTAATGGTTGCCGTAGGGATTGTTGCAGTCCCTGTAAATGTCGGACTAGCCAAAGGCGCTTTTGCATCTAACTGCGTCTGTATATTACTTGTGACGCCATCAACGCGGTTTAGTTCTATTGTTGTAGGCGTCAAGCCATTCAGCTTGTTTAGCTCTGTGGCAGACGCTGTTACAGCAACACCATCAACTTTCCATCCCGCTCCTGATGTAACTACATTTGGCGTAGTTTCTGCACCACCATTGTGCGCACTAACTATGTCATCCAGCGCGGTATTTAACTTTGTACCCCAACCGTCTGCGTCACCACCGACTGTTGGCTTTGTTACACTAAAAGTCATGTCTCATTCCTCTGTTACAAGAACAATACCACGCTACGCAGCATCCGTCCATATTTCTGCCGATACAGCCTGCTCTGTCCATGTTTCCGCGCCGACGACAGGCTCCAACCAACCGCGAACAATGATATCCTTACCTGCATAAGTATATGAGCCAACAATCAACGCAACATTCATGGCTTTGGTTGTGATAACGTCACGCCCCGTTGTGGTGTAAGAGCCGCTTTCTGCGCTTATGCTTGTACCAACAGAGAACGCCGCATCTGCGCCTGTCAGTGCAAACGAACCTGACGCTAAATCAACATTCATCGCAATGACTGTGCCGATGTCCTTACCAGTTAAAGCAAACGATCCAGCGTCAAAACTTTCAGAAATATCAACGTCTATTTCTTGGCCAGTTACTGTGAACGTACCGCTGTCTGCGCCTATGTTGTATGCTGCAAACAATCCGACATCTTGGCCAGTGAGCGTGTACGATCCCGCAGTTACAATTTCGCTGATGTCTACATCGATTTCTTGGCCTGTGACGGTAAATGTACCCGCGTCTGCCAGTATACTGACATGCACAATGTAAGTCTGATCTTGTCCTGTGACAGTGTAAGACCCTGTCGTAGTCTTTAACGCATAGCCGCGTGTTGACCCTGCTTCCTGACCAGTAAGGGTAAACGTGCCAGCATCAACCGCCACGCTCATTACTTTTGTTAGATCAACCGCGCGACCATCAAGCGTGAATACGCCTGTCGGTGCTACGTCTGTAATTAGCTTGCCTGCACCCTGATAGCTTACCGCATAGCTGCCTGCGTCTACTTCAAACGTCAGACCCTGTAATGCGCTTGTTGCGCCTAACGGGGTTGCGGCTATGGGGGTAAAGCCAAGCATGTATTACATCCTATTCGGGTTTAGTGGGCCACGTTACGTTATCAGGAAACCCTGCTTGTGCTGGTACATCCCGCAATGCCTGACGGTAGTCTATCTCAGCTTGTGTCATCGTGCGGTCAGCCACTGCCCACCAGTCGGTTTCTGCTAGGAGTTTATCACGTGCGATGCGGTTTAGGTTTTCTTCAGCATTTGCGCTTTCATAACCTGATGATGTCAAATCGTTGCTTTGTATTGTTACGCCGTTTATATTAAACATTTTATCGCCCTCTTTAAGCCGCTACATATGCCGCACCAATCGTCGCTGTGACGTTGGGAGCTTGACCGTTCTGTGAAGAATATCCGTTCCCTTGAAGTTTAATTCTCCAACTCAAATAGTTAAGGTCATTGCTAGGCATTGATGCACCTACACTCTGCCAAGCAGAACTAGGGCTTTGCATTTGTTGTGTGTTCCAATCCCCCCCACCGTCTACAAACCCGCCTACAACTGGAACCGCAGATTGTTTACTGTTATTTAGACCGTCAGGACCAGTAATCTGAAGTATTGATGAAAAACTTGGGTTTCCAAACAAACTTGATTGTGGGAGACTAGAAGGCCCAGATTTATCAAATAAGTTTACAACATATATGGCATTTTGTTGGTTAGCTGGAGAACTGTAATTTACACTATAAAAAATAATGTAACCAAACATGCTTCCGTAAGTTTGATAAGGTAGTGTGTAATATGAACTTGAGCTATTTCCTAATCTTGCAGCACTATTTACAACATCTGGTGTTAAATACGCGTAATAACTGCTAGTTGTAGTGTTAAGCGTAAACCGTGTTACCAATAAAAAGAATTTGTAGTCATTAGGCATACCTGACAAAACAGTTGACGCATCCCTTGTCCCAGTATCGTATGACCCACTAGCAGTAAACGTAACGCTGTCTGTATTGCTTAAATTTATCCAGTCTACACTACCACCCGCAGCCGCGCCAATCGTTGCTGTTGTTGTAGCGTCTAAACTTGCAATATTTTGCAGTTGCAAGGTGTTGCTTATGACGGGTGAGCCGCTTACCTGTATAGCCATCTTCGTGTCCTTTCACTATTAGCCATTAAGTTGTTCTTTGAGAGCGTCGATCTGCTTTTGTTGTTCTTTGATTGCTTCCACCAAGTGCCCAATCATGCCGACATAATTAATCGACTTAATGCCTGTTTCTTCATCCGTCTGCACAACGTCAGGCAAAATAGGTTCTACCTGTTGAGCAATAAAACCATGACCGCGTGTGCCTGTGTCTTTCCAATCAAACGAAACACCCTCAAGCTGCGTTACATCTGACAATGCATTGGTGATAGGTGCTACATTTTTCTTTAGACGCTCATCAGATGTACTGTTTAGGTCACCAGTGACAAGAACATGAGGTGATCCGCTACTAACTTCCAGACGCTCCACAGAACCGACAACGACACGCCAACTGTCTTCCGCGTGAAACTCTGTCCAAGTATTAGTATCACCTTCATGGTATATTTTATTTGCACCATAAATATCATTGTTATTCATATCAATGTAATGAGCATTCATCTGTAGATTAGAATTACAAGTGATATTAGTATTGTTGACCTCTAAGCGTTCAGACCCGCCTGTCACCACACGCCATTGATCTGCCGCATGAAACTGTGTGTATGTGTTTGTGTCGCCAACTGAGTAAATAGCATTGTCAACATAAAGGTCTGTAAAGGATGGACT